TAACAGCGTGTTGGCCGACATCACGCAGATTTCTTACACCAACCTGTCCTCGCGCAATGTCTCGACGACCAGCTCCTCGCAGACGGGCGGCACTTACACGCTCGTCCTTGCGGATCTGGTGATGACGGCATCTGGCGCTGTCGGCCCGTTCCGCTATGTCGTGCTGTACGACGACACCGTGGCGGGCGATCCGCTTGTCGGATGGTGGGACTACGGCTCGTCAATCACAATGGCGAACGCCGAAACCTTCACCGTGGACTTTACCGGCGCTGCCATCACCCTGAGTTAAAAACCATGACCGACAACGTAATCCTGCCGGGTACTGGCGAATCGGTTGCAACTGACGATGTAAGTGGCAACCAATACCAACGCATGAAAATGTCGGACGGGCTTGACGGCTCGACCACGCATATGCGCGTTCGGGCGAGCCACCCGTTGTCCGGTGACGGTGGCGCGGTGGTGCGTCAGTCTCCCGCCGATATCTGGTCTGTCGGCTTTGCGGATACCGGGTCAAGCCTGCTTGCGTCCGAGTTCACGCAGCGGCGACTCGGCACCGGCATGGGCGTCACGCAGGGGTCAAGCAACCTGCTCGTCACGACTGGCACGACGGCGAACAGCGAGTTCCTTGCGCGTTCTACGACTTCGTTCCGTGGGGCGCTGACGGCGCGGCACAAGACCATCCTCTCGCAGCGCATTATCAACCAAAACTTCGTGGCGATGCTTGCCGACAGCATCGGCGAGGGCTTGTCCTGCACGATCAACTCTGCGACGAGTATCACCGTCACCAAGGCGGCGCACGGATTTACCGCAAAAAATGTCGGTCAGTTCATGCTCGTCGGCGCAATCAGCGGCGCTAATGGTGTTCCGGGGCGATACGCAATTGCGTCAATCCCGAGCGTTGACACCATCAACTTCACGGTGGCGGGTTGGCCTGCGTCCGGCTCCTGCACGGTTGACCTGTTCGGCTGGAACTACATCCGTACCTTTTACTCCGGCACGACAGCGACCAACGCCTCGGTGGACGCGCAGCGGCGCGGCTGGAACTCGGGCGACACGGCGGCGACCATCAACACGACTGCAAGCCTCGGTCATGTGATGCAGACCTACGCGGACGGGCGCAACATCAACTGGTCAGATACGCTCGTCGCGTCCGGTACCACGCCGACCGTCACGACTCGCGCATCGCGCATCGAGAACATCCCCGACGACGAGACGGAGTTGTATTTCTACCTGTGGTCAATCAACGGCTCGACGGCTCCGGCCAGTACGACCACTTGGACGGTTGGCTTCGTGGCGGTCGAGGACAACTGCAATGTGCCGACCTATCTCGCTGGCGTAAGGCCGTTGGGTAGTGCTGCTCCGCTACCTGTCGTGCAGACTTCCGCTGGCCCGACGCAACCGGTTTCCGGCACGGTTACGGCAACTGTTGCCAACGCCACAATTGCGGCAGGCACGGCGGCGATTGGCGACGTCGGTCAGCAGTATCGCGCCAACGCCACGGGCGCGGCATCCGGCACGCACCTCGTCTCTGCCGCCACGACGAATGCGACGATTGTCAAAGGATCGCCCGGTCGCGTAATTGGCTGGTCGCTGGCGAATACGAACGCGGCGTGGCGATACGTCAAATTGCACAATCAGACGACGACGCCCACGGCTGGCACTGGCGTTGTGCGAACGATTGCAATCCCGCCCAACAACGTCAACACATTCAACATCGAAGGCGGCATGGCATTCGCCACGGGTATCGGGCTGACCACGGTCACGGGCGCGGCTGATGCGGACAACACGGCGGTGGGTCTTAACGACATTGTGGGCGATATCTTCTTCGCGTAAACATGAAGGTGCTCATCGCCATAGACACGAACCTGCATGGCGAGCCGCTGAGTGCGGGTCAGCTCGCCATCGTTTCTGACGCTGACGGCGCGGCGCTGATTGCGCTTGGTGTAGCGGTTGCATTGACGGAGGACGAGCGCGGCGGCTTCGCTGTGCCGATGAAAACGGAGGCTGAATGAGCCTTCTGCTGCTATTCAACCAACCGGCAGCCGCAGCGTTCACCCTCTCGGCTGATGGCGGCACGTATTCGTATAGCGGCAACGATGCCACGCTGACCTACACAACCGTTGGAGCGTTCACGCTCTCGGCTGATGGCGGGGTTTACACCTACACCGGGAACAACGCCAACCTGCTGTTCGGTCAAGTCTTGGCGGCTGACGGCGGCATCTACACCTACACCGGCAACAACGTCGATTTAAAGATCAACCGTGTCTTGGCGGCAGACGGGAGTGCTTACTCGTATTCGGGCAACGCTGCAACCCTGACCTATACGCTTCCTCTATCATTCGTCCTGCAGGCGGACGGTGGCACCTATGGCGGTGGTGGCAACATCTACTCCAAGTCCCGCGTAGTTAACAGGATGGCGTAGGGTATGCTCAAGCAATCGACAGCGCGGAACCTGATGGTCTTTCTGACCGATGCAACCGACCATGTGACCGGGCTGACCGGCGCGACCCTGACTGTAACGCTCTCGAAGAACGGCACAGCGTTCGGCTCCATCACCCCGACCGTGGCCGATCGCGGGTACGGCTGGTACAGTCTCGCCCTGACCACCTCGCACACTGACACGCTCGGGGATTTGGTGTTCCACATCACGGCCTCGGGCGCTGACCCCATCGACTTGCGCGAGCAGGTGTTCATCGAGCTGCCTGGTGAATCCCCCGCACCCACCGCATCGGACAACGCGACGGCGGTCCTGCTGGCTGCAGAGGTATCGCCCATTCGCGCCGACATCCGCAAGGTCAATGCCTACACGATCAAGGGAGGCGGCACCGACACCGACCCGTGGGGTCCGGCATGAGCGCATGGGGCAACTCATGGGGCCTGTCGTGGGGGCAGTTGTGGGGTCCGGTTGGCATAGCGCCTGCGGTGGTATCCGGTGCGCTAATCCCGACATACGGCGGCGGCGGTGGGTGGACGAGCTTGCCGAGGATGCCCGGAGAGGCTCCGCCCGTCATCCGGTTGCGGCCATCGCTTACAGGCTCGAAAGCGCGTAGACTTGGAGACCCCGAGCAGCCATTCGGTACAGAGTCTGAGAGCAGACTGGCATCCGGTGGCGGGCTTGGCGGTGGTGTCGGCAGGGTGCAGCGGGTGGTCCGGCCTTCGGTCGGTGTCGCTGCTGCTGGACTTGGTGGCCCGACACCTACGCCGGTACCGGGTGGTCCGGGTGGACGGCCTCGAGAGCCGGGAGATGTGAAAGTCGTATGAAGACGCCAGCATGGCAGCGAAAGGCAGGGCAGAACCCGAAAGGCGGTCTGAACGAGGCCGGTCGCCGATCTGCCAAGGCCGAGGGGATGAACCTCAAGGCTCCGGTGAAGTCAGGGGACAACCCGAGACGCGCCAGCTTCCTCGCCCGGATGGGTAACGCTCCCGGCCCGATGGAGAAGGACGGCAAGCCGACACGCCTCGCCCTTGCTTTGAAGGCATGGGGAGCGAGCTCGAAGGAAGACGCTAGGGCGAAGGCCAAGGCGATCAGCAAGCGCAACGAGAGGAAGTGATGCCAAGGGGCAGACCATCGATCTACACGCAGGAGCTGGCCGATCGCATCTGTGAGCGGCTGGCATCCGGCGAGTCCCTGCGGGCTATCTGCTTGGATGACGGGATGCCCGATGGCAAGACAGTCCGTAACTGGTTGAGCGATAAGCCAGATTTTGTCCTGCAATACGCACGCGCACGCGAGGACCAAGCCGAGGCTCATGCCGACCGCATCATCGAGATCGCGGACGACGAGACCATCGACGCGAACCACAAGCGCATCATGGTGGACGCTCGCAAGTGGGTGGCCTCGAAGCTCAAGCCCAAGCGGTACGGCGACAAGCTCGACCTCGAGCACAAGGGCGAGGTCGGTCTGACGGTGGTCGTGAAACGGTTCTCGGATGTCGATAATCCTACCGGCTAACGGCTGGGCTCCTCGCCACTACCAAAGCCCAGCGTGGGCTGCTCTGGAGGGCGGCTGCAAGCGGTTGGCGCTTTCTTGGCATCGAAGATCGGGGAAAGATGACTTGAGTCTGCACTGGGCAGCGGTCAGCGCCATGACCAGAGTGGGCGGCATCTGGCACATGCTCCCCCAAGCCAACCAGTCCCGTAAGGCCATTTGGGATGCGGTGGACCCGCATACCGGGCGGCGGCGCATCGACGCTGCATTCCCGCCCGAGCTTCGAGAATCGACCCGCGAACAGGACATGTTCATCCGGTTCAAGAACGGTTCGACTTGGCAGGTCGTAGGCTCGGACAACTACAACAGCCTGATCGGTTCGCCGCCCATGGGGGTGGTGTTCTCCGAGTACGCTCTCGCCGATCCGAATGCCTGGGCGTTCCTGCGTCCCATCCTCGCCGAGAACGGCGGCTGGGCCATCTTCATCTCGACACCTCGAGGTCGCAATCACTTTGCCCGTCTGGTGGACTACGCCCGCAAGGACCCGGAGTGGTTCGGTCAGGTGCTGACGGTCGAGGATACCAAGGCCATCTCGCTCGACATCATCCAGCGAGAGCGCAAGGAGCTGCGGGTCGAGCGCGGTGAGAAGGAAGCCGAGGCCATCATCCGGCAGGAGTACTACTGCGACTTCGACGCTGACATTCCGGGGGCGTACTACGGTGATGCCATCCTCAAGGCTGAACAGGGCGGCAGGGCTGGCGAGTTCCCGCACATTGTCGGCCAGCCGGTCGGGACGGCGTGGGACATCGGCATCGGTGACTCGACGGTCATCTGGTTCTACCAGTTCGTCGGTCACAAGATCCGCATCATCAACGTGCTCGAAGGCTCCGGCGTCGGGCTCGACTGGTACGCGAAGAAGCTCCTCGGCATGGACTATGTGTACGGTGACCACATCTGGCCGCACGATGGGGCGGTGAAGGAGTGGGGGTCTGGCAAGTCCCGGCTCGAGACAGCGGCAGGGTACGGCCTCAAGCCACGGGTGCTCGAGGCCGACTCGGTGGACGATGGCATCCAGGCGGTGCGCCAGATGCTGCCGGTGATCGAGTGGAACAAGGCACCCGACCCGTTCCCCGGCGAGACTGCCGAGGACGCAGCGGCTCGCATGACCCGGGCGATGGATGCCATCCGGCAGTACCGGCGCGAATACGACGATCGGCTGCAGCGGTTCAAGGACAGGCCGCTGCACGACTGGACGAGTCACTACGCCGACGCTCTGCGGTATCTCGCCAAGGGTCGCAGGCCGTTCCGTGGGACGGTGCGGCGGGCTGGTCCGGGGGTGGCTGTAGCAGATTACTCAGTGTTCGGCTAGACTCGCGCCAAAGTCTGCCACGAGGTGCGTCATGTCCGGTCTGTTCAAGCCCAAGATGCCGAAGATCGAGCCGCCCCCGCCTGCTCCCGAAATCGATGTGGCGAAGCAGCGCGAGATTGAGTCCACCCGGCTGCGTCGGCGGCGCGGGCGTGCTGCCACGATGATGTCCACGCCTGAGACCCAGCAGATGGGCGGCGTCGCTACGACCCGACTGCTGGGCGGCGGCATGTAATGGCGACGAAGAAGATCACGCAGTTCAGCTCGCTAGCGCAGATCGACCTTGATTCTGCGGCTGATGTCCTGCCGATCGTCGATGTCGGCGCAAGCGAGACCAAGAAGATCACGGCGAAGGCGCTGACCGGCGGGGCGGTGGGCGACTTGGTGAACGTCTGGAACAACGTCGCAACGACCTTCTCGGCCATCAAGCTCGATGTCACCGACACGGCTTCTGCCGCAGGGTCGATGCTGCTCAACCTGCTCGTCGGCGGTGCTGCTCGGTTCCAAGTGACCAAAGCCGGTGCGGTGACGGCGGCGAGTTCCATTCGCTCGACCTCGGCCTCTGGCGGTGTGGGGTACGCGACCGGCGCGGGTGCTGTGCAGACTCAGGGTACCTCACGCACGACCGGGGTGACGCTGAATGCCATCTGCGGTCAGATCACGCTCTTTGCGGCGTCGATCGCAGGTCACGAGGCTGACCAGTTCGTGCTGACGAACAGCGCCATCGAGGCCGGTGACGTGGTGGTGACGAGCATCAAGTCCGGCCTGACGGCTGGGACGGCCAAGTACTACAACGTCCAGGTGGTTGCGGTCGGTGCCGGCCAATGCACCATCTCGGTCGGCAACATCGACAACGGCACGGTTCCATCAGCCGGTACCGATTCGCCTGTCATCACGTTCGCAGTCATTAAGGCCGTAGCGGCCTAATCGGAGAAAATCATGGCTACAGGCATTGTTCTCGTATCGAACGCCAGCGCGACTGGCGCGTGGTTCGCATGGCCGGGTGGCCGTGGTGAGTTCCGGGTTGAGGCAACCTTTGGCGGCGGCACGGTCAAGCTGGAGTGCAAGGGGCCGAACGGCACCGCGCAGGATGTCGGTGCGGACACGACCCTGACGGCTGCTGGCGGTGGCATCTTCGAGCTCGGTGCGGGTGAGATTCGCTGCAACATTGCGACCGCGACCGCTGTCTATGCCATGGCGTTGCGCATCCCGAGCCCGAACTTCTGATGCGCACATGGCCGCGAAGTCAGGAGCGTACCGCCGACCGGACGCTGCGGCGTGATGGTACCGGCGACGATCAGCCGGTTGGTAATCTCGTGGCCGAGAACGGTGACAACCTGACGCTCGAGAACGGCTACTTCTTGCTGTGGGAATAACCAATGGCTGACTCACGCGCAATGGATGTGCTGCAAGGCTACGACCGGCTGAAGGGCGCTCGTGGAACGTGGGAGCAGCACTGGCAGGAGGTTGCCGAGCGGGTCTGGCCGTCGATGGCCGAGATGACCGGCCAGCGCACACCTGGCGAGAAGCGGTCGGAGAAGATATTCGACTCGACGGCGCAGCGAGCCTTGCCCCGATTCTCTGCCGCGATGGACTCGATGCTGACACCAGCAACGCAGATGTGGCACGGATTGCATACCGGCATCCCCGATCTCGATGAGAACGTGGCGGTGCAGCGGTGGTGCGACTCCCTGCGCGATGTCCTGTTCCGGCAGCGGTATGCGCCGACCGCCAACTTCGCCTCG